AACAAGTTTCAGAAACATTTGAATTATACCAATCAATTATACCATGAATTCTGTCAACTAAAGTAGCAAGAAACCATACTTCTGTTCTGAGTTTATCAATAACTACTTTGGATTTCCATTCTTTATAGTTATCTACTGAATATCTAGAAGAATCTACTCTATGATAATCAGTTATTCCATGATCTAAAAATTGTTTTTCCAGGTATTCTTTACGATCTTTTCTGTGTTCTAAATTAAAATAATATACTGGGGGTAAACCTTTTAGTTTAGGATTAATACTCATCGACAATTTACTGGTTCAACCATTAAATGATCATTTTCTTTTCCATAAGAAAAGAAATCCTCCAAAGTAAAACTATCTCTTCTATTTTTCCACCACCAGTAATATAAATCTCGACAAATAAAGTGATGTTTTTTTGGAACGTTATCCAAATATGGATTTTGAGTTATTAATGGCAATTGATATGTTTTTCCTAAGAAAGGAATAAATCCATCCAATGAAACTACTCGATATCCAGAATTAAGTACATGTTCTCCATACTTGCGGACTAACATATACTTTTCTTTAACATAATGCAAGTTAATTAATTTTTGAGCAAAGTGTCTATTAATTAAGAGTGGCCCATAAGTACTTGATCTATCTTTAGGGTGAAGAAAAAACTTCAAATGATTGGAGGATTCATATCCCAACTGAATACAATCCCAATCATATGGTATATGGGTCATCAAATATTCCCAATCAAAGTGCCAATATTCAATCAAGTTTAGATCATAATCATCTTCCATTAGAATCAAATGTTTTTCATCAGTTGTTTCCAACCAATGTCTAATTATTTCAAGAGTAGAAAGAGTAATTGAGGCGATTAAACGATGATACCTTTCTTTGATTGTTTGTGGAAAGTGTAAAATATCTTTCCACTCATCATAATTTTCTACCAAATAATTTGATCCAGAAAATCTTTTTACATTGGTTAGATCCCACTTTTCAAATTGTCTTTCCATGTATCGTCTTCTTTCTACCTCAGAATCTAAATTGAGATAGTAGATACTTGGAATTCCTTTAAGTTTATCAGACATACCAGGTAATGATTGAATATCTTGTTCCAGAGATTACAGGCATCACTTCATGCGGGAACATAAAATTAGACGGGAACATTATAATAGAACCTTTGGCACCTTTGATCATGATTTCTCTATCAAAGAATGCAAATTCACCTCCAACGTAGTCATCATTTAGAAGAAAAGAACAACTTACAGATCTTTGTTGTTGTTTGAATGAATCGGTATGTTGAAGATAGAACTGACCTTCTTTATATCTGAGTAAATCATATCCAGTATCAATATCTGAGGCTACTTCAGGGAAAAGTTTTCTATATTCATTTATGGCTCTTGAGGCGCAAATATAAAAATCTTCGTCTATCTTCTTTCTGATATCAAAATTTTGATTAATAACATCTTCAATTGTAATATTGATGACATCACAATTTCTAATATCAGTTGCAACACTTCCACCACCAATACTAGTTGGTGTCCAAAGAGTAGATTCTCTATACTCTTCTAAAATTCTATCACATAATCCTTCTGGAACAATATTGTCTAATGTAAAAATATAATCATCTAATGGTTGTTTACTTCTGATAGAAACTACTTTGGTTTCTGGCTTTACTTCATTATTACTTTGTTCTTCAGCAATATTTTCTACAACAGGTTCTTTTTCTACACATTCCTCAGTTACTGGTTTAGTTTTTTCGTTGAGTTTATCAAAATATGCGTAAGAGCAATCCCCGCGACTTCTTACATAATGTAAAAAGACTTGACTATAGTATTCACCTTCATAAACATCTCTCCAATGAGGTGCGATTTTCCCGAGATACACCATAGCATCGCCAGGATTTAACTCTACACAACGTTTTTCTCCAGATGGAGTTTCAATCCATATAGGCCAAGAAGAATCTCCATGCAAATGCAATGTTAAAGATATTTCACAAGCGTCTCTATCTATATGACGAATTAATTCACTACCATTTTTATATACTCTTGAGTAAGCATAAGTAGGTAAAACAGTTTCACCTATAGCAGAAGAAACTTCTGGGGTTTTTTCACAAAGTAATTCCAAAAATGAAATATAGTTATATGCAGAGTATGAATTTGGAGCTTGTTCATCTCCTTCAAGATTATTCTCTTTACAATATTTTAAAAATTCAAACGAAAGATTAGTTGACCTTTCGTTTGAAATAAAATTTTCCAGGACAATATAGTTGTTTTCAAGTAATCTCTTGTTCATAATATACTCTCAGTAATAAATGTTTAAATTTCTTTCAGAAGTTCTTCGATGTCATAGAATAAATCTTCTTCTTCATCATCAACTTCTTCTTCTCCTGCAGTTGGGAGGTGAGTCTTATTGAACTCAAAAAGGAACTGGGCTTGTAACATTTCCTCTTCTTCTTTTTTGAGTCTTTCTTCCTCTTCCAATCTTGCTTGTATTATAGCTTCCTCTTCCTCTCTTCTCACATTCCACTGTTCAACAGCTCTTTCAAAACTACAAACATTTTCAACACCCAATGAAGTAATTTTTAAGTTTTGATGAGGTCCAACGAACTCAACTTCACCTTCTCCTTGATCTCCATACCACTGAACTGCATGAATTGTTTTACCATCAATTGGTGGAAGCCAGGACAAATCTATGTCACCATAAGCAACACTATCTACATAGACTGTTTTGTCTGAAGGTATGATGGTTAATCTCATAATTTATTCTCCTGATTCTCCCGGTAATGTATTTAGGTTTGTGAATGAAGTAACATTTACTGGCAAAATACCATTTTGTTGAATTACATCAATATATAGTTGTCTATTTTCTTCATTTGATTTTACAACTTCATTTCGGAAAGACTCTACTGCTGCACCCGTATGCCGTTGTTGTTGAGAATTTTCAATTGTTAACATAGGCATCCAAGTCACAGCACAAGACCAGTGATCTACATCTTCTCCTGTGTTTGGATTCATTCCCCTTACATGCATATACCAAGAGCACTTATGTTCTATGCAATTTTTTCTAATGAGAGGGCAAAAATTACCAGATTCATTCTTTTTCATATGAACAAAAAAATAATAGTCTTATTATATCAGAAATTAGGTAAAACTACAAATAATAACATCAATATACTGGACTCTGAGGTCAATATTTGTTGAGAAACTAGCAGTACCCGACCAAGGGTGAGTGTGAGAGTTGCCGGTTCCATTAGCTCCAGTTGCAGGAAAGACTCTGGACCATCCTGTACCAGAAGAAACATCACCACCACCTGGGTTTAATCCAATAGAACCACCATTAGGATGAGTGTGTGATGGTAGTTGAGCCGTGGTCAATGTAGTTCCACCCACAGTTCCAGTTACTGGTATACCAGTTTGACTTACTGGTCTAAGAGAGTTTGGAAACACAGTGGTAAAAGATGAAGTTCCTCCAGATCCTCCACCAGTTCCACTTACGACTCTAAGTGCTTTATCATTATGTGCAGTACTTTGAGCCCAACCAGTTGGTGCTGATGCTTGATAAAATACCGATACTGAACTTTGCGGAACTATTCCATACCTGGAGTTTAGTTGTGTCGTATCACTAAATGTAATACCAGCCGCGGTTAATACTGCCATTTTATATCATCTAATTTACTAAAGTCTAATATATTTATCCATTAAAAGTACAGACAATAACGTCAATGTATTGAACTGCTATTGAAGTTGCTACGTTGACGGGTCCAGTTCCACTGAAAGGGTGGTTGTGAGCACTATTAGATCCTTGGGGTCCAGATGCAGGAGAAACCCTAATCCACTGACCAGCAACGCCTTGTGGAACAGGACGACGAACATCACCACCACTATAACCAGCTTGAGATCCATCTGGGTTAAATGTTGCTGGGTTTGCATTTAACTGAACTTCACCACCATTAGGATGGTTGTGACTGGGAATTTCATTTAATGTAAGAACAAAATTTCCTGTGGCATCTGTAGAAGTTAAGTTGCCACTGAGAGTGAAACTACTCATGGTAGTTGTGAAGGCATTAGTTCCTCCAGCTCCACCACCAGTTCCAGAAACTACTCTAAGAGCTTTATTGTCTTGAGTTAATACTTTAGTCCATCCAGTAGGAGTAGTTGCTTGATAAAAAACCCAAGCAGTGTTTAGAGGAAAAATATCTCTCCTTGAATTTAAGGATGTCCCATTACTAAAGTTAATACCAGTTGCGGTTAATACTGCCATGGATTATACCAAAATATTATCTACTTTTAGAATATTTATAAGTCGATATTTTATGTCTGTTATTCTTTTGGTTTGGGTTTATTACACTCATTACAATAATAGGAAAATCCACTTTTAAAGTGTTTCACTGTTTGAAAATGATCGGAAGACAAAAATTTTTCTTCACCACATTTACTACATGTCCTTACCATATTGTTTTTTTGCTCGCTTGAGTTCTTTGAGTTCTGCTTTAATTTCCTTATAGGCAGAATTAGCGTCAATTTTTCCTCCCATTTCAAGGGCAACGATAATATCAACTCTTGTGCCAAAGTGAGCAATTGCTTTTTCAAATTGATCAAATTCATACATCGTAATCAATCCTACAACGTTCTGCAATAATATCTATACGAGCATCTAAAGAGTTTTCCATACGATAGAGTTCATTCGTTGTCTCTACGTTTTCTTCTTCAAGAACTCTAACTCTTTGTTCTAAATCAACGATTCTAGAATAAAGTTCATCAATCAAAACAGGATCTTCAAGTCCCCATTTTTTCTGAAACCAATTTGTTGCAATCATAATTTTTTAATTAATAAGCCAATGATCATTTTTAAGAGTCCACTTAACCACTTCTGCGATACGTTCCTGCACAGATTTTGCGGGTTTCCATCCCAGTTGTTTCATTTTATCACCATCCAGGGCATAACGCAAGTCATGTCCAGGACGTGAAGAATGAAAATCTACCAATTCATATTTAAGTTCCTTACCTTGTACATCAGCAATAATCTGTGCCAGTTCAAGATTATTCAGTTCCTCTGAACCTACAATGTTAAACTTGGGGCACTTAATATCCCCATAAGTCGTTTCAAATTTGCCAGAATAGTTTAATAAAAACAAAACAGAAGATGCAACATCTTCTGCATGAAGGTAATGACGAGATCCAGGAATAGTCTTAGTAGAATCGCAGTGAATAGTTACAGTCTGATCATCACGAATCTTTTTAATACACATTGGAATATACTTTTCGGGATGTTGGCGTTCACCGAATACATTCATCGTGTGCGTAATATAAATGGGAAGACCATAAGTGTTCTCATATGATACGGCTAGTTCTTCAGCACCTGCCTTACTTGCACTATAAGGATTTGTAGAATTGTATCTATCATTCTCCTTATATTTGATACCGTCTGGTGCAGGCCCAAAGATTTCATCAGTACTAAAATATATAAATCTCTCTAGATTATCTTTTTGAATCCGTGCAAATTCTAAGATATTGCATGTCCCAACTACATTATCAAGTATAAACTCCATAGGATACTCGATACTGCGGTCAACATGAGAACCAGCAGCAAGATGGAGAATGTAATCAACTGTTCCAATTTGACTGCGAACCAAGGGATTTAGTTCGGCTTTAAGATCATGATGAACGATCTTTACACGTTTACGAACTTCAGGATCAAATGAAATCATCAAGTCGTGAAGACGATTTAAATTGCCACTATAATCAAGACGATCTAGAGAGACAATATCCCAATCAGTATGAATGAGAAGATATCCAATAAGATGATGTGCAATAAATCCGGCTCCGCCAGTAATGAGTACTTTTTTATTCACTATAGTACACCCACCTCTTTAAGATATCTTCGGTATGCCATGAATCTGCGAAGTGAAGGTTGTCCTGGTATTGGACCTAGACTTTCACAGATTTCACAGTAACACAACCAATCATACCACGGCGTTGTTGGATCCAGTGCTGGATGCGGACTTGTTTGAGTGTAGTTCTTTAAGGAGTTTAACCAATTCTGGAGTTTCATTCCATTCCCATACTTGTGTGTGCGTAGGATCTTTCTTTTCAATCGTATAAGTTCTTTTAGCCATAATTTATCCTCTTATCCTTTTTTAGTTTATCATAGATTTAACTTGTGATCAAGTTTTGGGTTTAGTCTTGATGACATCCCAGATTCTTTGGAACTCTGGGAATGTCTCAATCACACTTTCATTTCTTTTCTTATCAAACTTTCTCATAGAATCTAAGAAAGCAGGAAGCAATCTCTGTTCTTGATAAAGATCAATATACTTTATCAAACTCTCATAAAAAATAATAGATCTCTTGGACCTGTTGGGAATTAAAAAGTTATCAATATGATTTCTAATATTTTCTTTTGCAGCTTCTTTTGTTTTTTTATCCAAAATCCAAACCGATTGTTCTATTGGGGTTTGCATAAAATTGAGAAAGAAAAAATCAATATTCTTCATCAATCCACTATTATAAAGGTATTGATGTAAATTAACGACATCAAAAATATTCAATGCCTGAACTGTACAATCAAAATGAAGTTGATGTGTACGTTCTTTATGTTTAAATCTATCTCTGAATTGTTCTGCATGAGATACAAATCTGTCCCACTTAAATCCTTTTCTGATTAGTTCTCCTCTTGCACCAACTCCATCAACACTAATATGAACTTGCAAATCCCTATTAAACTGATCCCACATATCAAAGATATGTCTACCCTTGTAAACTAAGTTACTAAAATTACTGTTGTATGCAAGAGTAACTTTATTATTTCTACCCAACTCGATTACTTTATCAAGAATTTTCCAGTGTTCATCTATGATCAAAGACTCTCCACCAGAGAAATATAAATGATTAACCATTCCTAGATAAGGTTCTACTTCCTCATATGTTTTTTCTGCAGCATCCCACTTACCAGAAATTTTACCAAATTGTTCCAACTCAAAACTAGAACTTGAAGTCCAACTGCACATTCTACATTTGAAGTTACACTTATTACTTAACTTCAGATCCCACCAAACAAAACCGGGTTCATTAACACTAAAATCTTCATTC